TAATGTTTTCATTAAAAATCTCTTAATAAAATTCGGCTTATTATAAGTCGCAAAAGCAGTACAATTATTTTTTGTCTTACTTGATAAACAATACCATCCTTTTATTTGTTTAGTTTCTCTAAACTTAGGTAAGCAATTAGTTGTTAATGTTTCAGTTGTTATTATTGTTTCTTTTTCCATTTTGTTTGTTATTTAAGTTTTATAATTTGTTAAATGTTTTTTTGGTGCTTGTTAAATGTTTGCATAAATTTTTAGTAAAGTTTCATTCACTTTGTCCAGTTAATTCGTTAAAAAACAAGACTTTATAGCCTTTGTAAATATTGCAGGTGTTAAATCTTATCAATCCCACCTATACATCTTTTACAAGTCATCTATCATCTCAAGCGTTTTAACTCTTTCAGTTAATTCTGCTATAATTATTTCTGCTTCGTGCCTCAAAGTTAGTAATTCACTTCGTAATAAAGAATTTTCTCCTTCTAAATCAGTCATCATCACAAAAGCTAAATTAAGCGTTTCTGAGGCATTCAAATTATCTTGGTAGGTCTTACTATCAATTTTAGTTTTGTTTGCCTCTAATAGCTTTATTTGAAGCGTACAAAGTAAATCTGCTATCTTAAACAAGGTAGCTTGTCTAAATTCAGTCTTAGGGATCCTTTTTTGTAGATCATCTTCTAAAACTGCTTTTAAAGCACTACTTAACTCTGGTAATTTTCTCATCACTTAAAATAAACTTTTTTTCTTGAAATCTATTAATTAAATTTACTACTTCTTTTAAAGCATCAATATAATATTCTGTTGTTTTTTCTCTTATAGGCACCTCTTCAAATAATTCTAAACTAAAAAGCCTTGCTTCTGAATGTTTAATAAATTCTTGTAGTGTCATTATGCTTCTCCAAATTTTCTCATTAATTCTATTTCATCAATACACATCTTTAAATATTTAAAAACAGATTGTGGTTTATTAAGATCTAAATTATAACGATATATTTCTGATTCTTCTCGCTCATCTATTGTAAAATAAGAAATTTCTATATCAGGATCTATTCCTAATTCTTCATTAGAACTCATACCAAGCTCTGAACCAGTTTTAAACAAATGAGCATATTTTAACTCAACTGCCCAACCACAAAGACTTTCAAATTCTTTCTCAATAACAACTTGATGGTTATTGTAATGATAAATTGCATAAATTAATTGTTTTTTCATAATTTTATTTTTTAAAAAGGTAATACTTTTGGTTTTTCAAATGTAACATAATTTCCAACATAACTCTTAGTTCCGTTTATTTCTTCGTAGTAGCAGTTTCGCCAAGTATCAAAAAATAAATCAAACTCACCACAAGCACCTATTCCTTTAGGTTTACTTTTTTGGACTATAATTTTAACCTGATTAATTTGATAAGGTGTTCCAAATTCGTCTTTTAAGCCTTTAGGATACCTCCAAACACAAATCATTTGCTCACCTTTTCTAAAAGAAGTTTCGCCATTATCAATATATCTCGGATCAGTAGGGGGATAAAAAGATATACCGTCTATTTCTTTTTTAACTCCTGCTTCTCTTGCAGCGTGCATAATGATTGTATGGTGATAGTTGTGTTCCCTTGCGTACATTCTAATTTTGCCTAAAACTCTTGCCATATAAAGATTAATAGATTCGCCCTGTAACTCGTGCTTGACCTCATTAAACGGATCAGTAGTAATAGTGTCAAACTTAATCCCGTATTTCTCAACTGCTTGGTGAAAGTCATCTAAAGTAATATCTTTTACTCCTGTGTCCATTATAAAAAAGTATTGACTAACTTCTTGACCAATTCTAAACATTTCATTTTGTGTTAATCTTGAAAGTTTATTGCCGTCTAAATCGTGAAAAGGCTTACCGGACCACTTATGAATAATCTCAGCAAAGATTTCAGCAGGTGTTCCTGTTTCCGGTGAGAAGATTAAGTGCTTCCATTTTTTCTTTTTTGATAGGTTGATAAGACATTCCCACCAAAATTCAGACTTACCACTTGCAGGAGTGCCGTAGATATAAGAAGTTGCACCTTTTTTAAAGGATATTAGTTGATCCATTTGTGAGAATCCTACTTTTTCGCCACTTGCGTAACCTTTTTCAAATAGTTCGTTTATTTCATCTGAAACATCCGAATAGTTTTTTATAAATTCCATTAATTAACAACTGGTGAGTAAAGGTGATTGACTACTGTTTTAATTTTATTTTCTTCTGTGAACCAATTGTTCATAACTGTGTTTTTCCAATTTAATACTTTTTTACCTTTGCTATTTTTCCAGTTAAGATTATTGTAATAGTTCCAAGCCTTTTTAGCTACATCTTTTCTATAACCATTCTCAAAAAAGTAATTCTCTACTTCTTCAACAGAAGGTATTATAAACTCTTCTACTATATCTTTACTTTCCTTTACTTTACTTATCTTTACTTTAGATGCGTTTCGTACAAGTTCTGAACGCGTTTCATTTTCTGTAACTTGCTGATTTTCACGCCACTGCTTCAATCTTTCTGCGCTTTTTTCTTTTTTTATTTTGTAGTTTTCACTAAACTTTAGCAATTGTTTGTTGAAACTTTCACCGTTGTTTGATGATATTAAGCCAATCTCTTCCATAAATGACCAGCATTTTTCTAACTTTTTACCAATATTTAATTGCTTTTTTAAGACCGCAGTTTTAACAGGTTTTTCTTGTTGAGCAAACTTTTCTAAAGCGGTATAAAATAATCCTAAACCTTCGTAGCCAAAAGCCATATAAAGTTCTGTTACTTTTTCATCACTAAAAGAATTGCTATCGTGTAGATAATACTTCATATGTATAAAAAAAAGAAACCCACCAGGTCGAGATTTGGTAGGTTTCAAGGTTAGTAGTAAGTTTAACCTTATTTTTAATTTCATCTGATCTCGACTTCAAATGAAATTATAAGCAAATATAACTATTTCTTTCTTAATGCAAAGTATTTATCTAACTTTTTATTTAACGAAGATAAAGGTACATTAAACTTCTCTGCATAATGCTTAATTGGCTTACCTTCAACTAAATACTCTTTTAAAAAGTCTTTAAAAATAGCATTTGTTTCCAAAGTTACTTTCTTGGTTTTTAAGTGCTTTGTTCTTATTCCTTTGGCTCTTAAAACTTCTCTTATTCGCTTTTGGGATATGTTATACTTTTGGCTTAAATCCTCTATCGTAACATTCCCAGTTCTATATTCCTCTAAAAAATCCATCTCTTATAATTTTAAAATACTAACGCTGCTCGTTAGTACTTGGGTGTTAATCTCTGCTAAAATTGTAAAACTTTCCCCTAATATTGTTCGCAGACACCTCTTATCTTTGGCGCAAAAAGAACGCTTGCAGCAGCACCAATTTCATTTTAGAACGGCATTCCGTCGTCTTGTTTGGTTTCTACTTTACCTTGTCCCCATACTACTTTACCATTTCCTAAATAAGTCTTAGGTGCTTTAGCAGTTCTCTCTTCTTGAGATTGGTTTAAGGTAACTGTTACATTATTACCAAATTTGTCATTCTCATCATTAACAGTAATACTAACATTTAAGTATTTGTCTTTGATTAATTTTGTTCTGTCGATTTTTGTTACATCAATAGATGCGCTGATAATTGAACTCATTTTTCTATTTTTAAAGGTTTATAATTCTTGTTCCTATTCTTGATTGTATTTGTTGATCGTAATCTTGAAGCCAGGTTCTACAAAGTTCAATTCTTTCGATAATCTCTTGCTCAATAGATAAATCTCTTTTAAACTCATAAGATACCCACCGTTCAAACTCTTCTAAATGCTTAAAACTTACTCTTTTTCCAAAATTAGCTTCGGCAGGTGTATCACCTAAGTAATAAAACAAAGTAGCAAATTCCTTCTCGCACAACATCATATAACCCCTTAATTGCCATTCGTAGTCTGTATTTAATTCTAAAGCAGCATCCAGTAAAGTCTTGTGATTCCAAGAACATTTAGTATCTATAATTGAATTCTCAAGGACCACATCCGGTGTACCTAACATCCAATCGTTTGAATAAATATCTTCGTTTTTATAGGCTCTAATATCACCAAATAATACCTTAGATGCAAATTGAATTGCTTCTTCTTCTACTAAGATTCCTTTAGTTAAATACTTAGAAGTGATTTCTTCTATATCACCTGAATACCATTCTTTAAGGTAAGTAATACAAGTTTGTGGAAGTTCACCATCTTTTTTTAACTTCCCCATCAATTTTGACAGGGAAGAAGGTCTTGCTTTAAACTTTTTCATTTACTAAGGCTTTTAAAGTTTCTGCACTAATTTCGTATTTCTCTTGGATCAAAGGTAAATTCCTTTTGTCTTTAAGATAAGCTGCTCTACACTTTTCGTAGGTAATAGAATCTAATTCTAATTTAGGTTTTTCTTCTTTACCGTGAGTGTTTGTAGCGTCCGGATCCTTTGAATCATCCAGTAAAAATAACGCTGAGAGCGCATATTTTCGAGAATATGAACTCGAACTACCGAACGACTGCGCAATATCCATACCTTTACGATTAGGATCTATACCGGCAGAAGCAGCAGAAAAAAACTCTTTACCTTCTTTGTCTACAAATTTAATTAAACTCTCGCAAAAGATAATCCCTGCTTTTTCGTGAATGCTATCTGATATAATCATAACACATCCGTATTTAAGTAATAAAGGTTTAACTGCTTCTAAAATATCTTCCGTAGAACGATACTTATACTTACCAAAAGAATTATACTGATTCTTAGGTGCTTTTAATTCTGATTGAATATTTAATAATGACATAATCTTGTTTTGGTTTTTAAAGATACAATTATTTGATTAAATTGAGATAATTATTTTTAATTATTTGCTTCGATAAATGAAGTTCGTAATCATTTGTAACTCTTTGTATTTCAGCTTCTTTAAGACGATTGATAAGGTGCATAGCTTGAACTGATTTGCAATAATTACCATCTTCTAAAGTCTGTTTGTAAAGCCTGACTAATTTATCCAACTTACTTTCCTTCGGCGGATTATTTACGAACTTATGGACTGTTATAATGCTCATTATTGTGGGCGACAAATATTATAAATTGCAGTACCTAAATAAGATTGACAAGCTAAAGTTGGTTGAGTAAGCATCTCTAAGATAATTTCCTCGTAGTTTTCTCTAATAAACTCGTCAATTTCTTGTGTAAAGTAGATCGGATTTTCTGCCGTTTCCATACTTGTAGGTTGCATTTCAATTTGCACTTGACCTCTTGAAGTATCGTAGTTGTCAATAATCCAGGCTCTTAAATCTAAAAATTCAAAAGTGTGGTGGTAGATAATAAACTTGTCGGTGTATTCGACATAATAATTCTCAAAATTGTTAGTTTGTACAATTTCGATTTCGCTGATGATTGGGTTTTGTAGCTTTTTCATTTTGTTCTTTTGATTGTTAAAGTTTTTTCGATTTGACCTTTGCAAGAATAAACCTTGCCGTTGAATTTTTTGTAGTATGCCAGTAAGGCTCGGATTCGATTACCTTCTCGCTCATCTACATTTAGAGTATCCCCGACTTCTAAAGCCTTGATCTCTGCTGCTTGTTGTTTGTTGTAAATCATTTCTTATTGTTTGGTCCACAAATGTCTTAATTAAAATTATATCTGCAAATATTATTTTACTAAACCACGAAAGAAAATCGTAAGTTACTGAAAATGAGATAGAATAATTTTAAAGTTTTTTTAGAATAAGGTAAACAACCACTCCAATACCTAATAAATAAAGTAAAGTGTCATTTCCTTTTGGCTTCTCTTCTTGAATTGTGGTTTTATCCACCTTTATAGCCTTGTTTTCTTTCTTATCGATTTTAAGGCTCTGTAAGCGTTTACGCTCCTTGATGTGCCTCTTTATATGGATTGCCTTGAGTTTGTGCTTGTAATCGCCTCTAATGGCTTCTAAAGGTGTAACCTGATGGTTTACTAATGTATCAAAAATATAAGCTATTTCTTCGGTTGTTTCAATATCACTTGAATCGGTAGCTAATTCTACCTTTTGAACCACAGTTATAACCGAATCCACTTTTGTAGTTTCTACCAGCTTTTTAGACTTGCAAGAAGATAGTAGTAAAATTACTACCAATCCTAAAATTATCCTTTTGGCGACCATAACTTAATTAATTTCTTTTGTCTTTCTAATCTGCAATCAGCCTTGCACTTTGAGCAATATACTTTAGCGCCTGAAGATATGTATTCAGCCTTGCAACACTCGGATATAGTCAAAGGGTTTACCTGCTCTATTTCTTGTATTACTTCTATATTTAAGTCTTCGCTTATTTCTTTTGATTTCTTTGCCATAATCTAAACTAACATTAAGTTCCTTTCGCAAATTTAACCAAAATAAAGTAATATTCCTACTTACCGCTTTCATAATCAATATCTCTTTGTAAGCATTCAATAGCTTTCTTTAAGTCCTGGACTAAAGCATCCTTCTTACCTGCTCTTAAAATATACTTAATTGCGTTACCTTTCATAAAAGATAAATTGTAAGCGTTGGCTATATCAATCACATCCACAGGCACACCTTTAATTTCTACTTTGTAGTATTTAGGCTTTGTAACTATATCAGCTATATCAGACCCAGTTAATTCAATAGGTTTAAATTGATGTTTTACGCTGCAATTAGTACATACTTCTGTACATTCGCAATTTTCTAAATGGTTAATTTCTTCGATACTTTTCATTTTGTTTCTCTTTTAGTTTTTGTTTATTGGTTTCGTTTATTAATTCTCTTCTAATAATTTCTATTTCTTTGTATAATTCTTTTAATCTTTCTACTAATATCTCACTCTTCGTCTTGTTCATAATCTAAAAAATCTAACCTGGTATCTATCATTTTAATTAATCGTGCCTGTGTTAAGGTCTTATAACTTGGGAATAAAAGTAGTGATTTCTCTTCTAATTCAAAAAGAAAATAGACAAAAAACTTTAGTTCTTCTAAAATCTCGCCATCAGTCATATCAAATACTTCTTCTTCTTTATTCTCCATATAAAACACCGTTATAAACACATTTATAATCAATTATAGCGTGAGGTTGTGCAAAGAATAAAACCTTGTCGCCATCTATCTTAAAAGTAACTTCTAAAAAGCCTTGACACCAATCCGCTATTTTACCTGTTGGTAGATATTCTACTGCTTCCATTAACCTCGTGCATCCTACCTCAAACCAAGCGTTAATATTATGCCTATTACGAATGTATCGCATTCCTAATCTGTGTGAGTGACCTGTGCAACCTGAACCCCAATACTCAATAATGTTTTTTTCGCTGGCATTCTTTGTTAAAGATAAACCGTGAGTAATATCAAAAATATCAAAGTAATTAAACACATCCGTAGGGTCGTAAACCATATCGTTTTCCGCCAGGTGTAGCATCTCTTCAAACTTGGTACTTTCAAAGTGTTTATAAAGAATAGCTAATCTTGCTAATTGACCTTTAGATAATAAAAATGGCTTTGTTACTCGTTCGTCGTGATTGCCAGTTCTTATGGTAATCTTTGCATCAGTTGAAAGTCTTAATGGCTTAAGGATTTGTTCTTCGGTATATTTAAACTCTTCTACTTCGTTATATCCTTTTAAGATACCTTCCATAAAAAGTTTATTAGTATGCTTAGAAACAAAAGGTAAGTCTACTATATCTCCGTTAATACAGACTTCATCAAACTTATTATGTTGTAAAACATTATTAATAACTCGTAAACATTTAAGGTCAGCTAACCAACCGTGAGGGTCAGAAAATACAAATAGTTTATAAGTTCTTTTGTCGGTTAATTTCTTTAACTGATATTGGTTGTATTCAGTTTCGGATAGTCTTGGTCTGTACATAGTTTTTTTTGTCGAAATTACTAATTATTTTAGCAAATGCAATTATCTTTTATTCAAAGGCTTACGATTTATTGTAGTCATATAACCACCCAAAGCAATTAAAGCCGATAGAAATAGCTTAATACAAGTATTTATAGACCAAATAAAATTATCCCAATCAATAGTTATCCAAGCATTCGCAATAGCTACAATCGCTCCAAATACAGTTGAAAGTGTGTTATTTAATCTTCGCATATTCGTTGTATTCAGCTAATCTTCTATTTAATAAACCTTTGTTTACTACACCTCCTGCTTTAGTCCACATCAAGAAACCAACTTTAATTTTTTCAATAGTTTGCCCACCGTTGATAAACTTAACCAAAGAAGACTTTGCAAACGCTCCACAACCTATATTATAACAAA